GTCGATGATATCATCAATCATCTTGTTAATAATTTCTGTTGTATCCACAATGTTCTCCTAATGATATATTATTTATTGGTCTGGAGCGGCGTTAGTTTCGCGACTCAGCGCGGCTGCTTGCTCCGAACCTGGCATACCTGGCTGAATCTCAACCGGGTCAGTTTGATTTTCTTTTTCTATTTGCTCAATCTCATCATCTGTTAGCTTAAGAATATTCTTACGAATATAAGTCTTACTGTAATAGATACCAACATAAGGTGACATCTGGTTAAGCACGTCTACCCGATTGCGAAGGTTCTCTGCATTCTTCATTTCTTGGTAATACTGATCTTGGGCATACTTATAGTCAATCTTTGACTTAATACCATCCCAGTCTTCAGGGGTAATAATACCCTTCAATACCAATTGTGTCTCTAACAGATCATCAAACAATGCGTTAAATTTTCTACGCAGACGACTTATAAACTTTGCAAACTTAATCTCATCATTAGAGATTTCAGCCTGTCTGCCGAAGTTAAATCCAGAATTCTGTTGGAATCTAGATAATGGAATATTCAATGACTGATATACTTTGTTCTGGAAGTACTCAATGTCAGCAATCTGACCTAAGTTCTCTCCTCCAGGTAGTGTTGTAATCTCTGTACCGCGACCGCCTTCACGTCTAGGTAACCAGAAGTCTTCTAACATAGTCATAAACTTACGATCGTCTTTGATCTCACCAGTCGTAGAGTCATAGATGATCTTATTACGGTACCGAGCCATGATGTCTTTCATGTACTGCTCGGCCTTTAACTTAGGTAAGTTACCTACGTCAATATAAAATATTCTTCTCTCTGGTGCTCTACTCAATCGATAGATGACCAATGAATCAGCCATCATCTTTAGCTGATTGGTAGGCTTGATAGCCTTATTAAGGTAACCCAGTACAACGTTTCTATCTAGATCTAAGAGACCAGATGGTACAAATGTAATTGTATCTGTTGCAATCTTAATACCGTTGTTATTATTAGGATTGGTTCCGGCGGTGTAGTTTAAGCCTTTTTCGTTATAGATGAAAAACTCATCTATTGACTTAATAACCTCAACACCTGAAGGTAACTTATCCTTCTTAACTTCTCGTACTTTTCTAATCTTACGAGGATCAACGTATCTTAGCTCTTGAATACCTTGCTTGGGTTGTGCAGGGTTAATAACTTTTTGATAGTACAAACGACCGTCAATGTACCAACGTCTGAAGATGTCATGTGCTCTGTCTTTAAAATCCAACAGAGAGATAACCTCGTCAAACTCATCTCGAATTTTCTTCTTTATACTATCAGAAAGCTCCAGCTTCTCTAAATCTAGATAGACTGGATCTTCACTGTCCACAGCAGCAATTGCTTCTGTGACGATTTCTTCAACAGCATTATCCACATCTGGATAGGTAGAGATGTCTCTATAACGAGAAATCAACTCACTCTCCGAGCGAGCTGAAGCATCTATGTCAACGTAAGTGCCGAAATACCCCCCGGCCGAAACCGTGGAGGTACCGTCTTCAGAAGTAGGCGTAATAAAAGATTGACTTTTTAAATCCGCTTGCTTATCTTCTCGGCCAATAGTAAAACCAAATAGTGATAGTGCCATTATATATTTTTCAATGATTAACGATTAAAAATACCACCAAAGTTTACAATACTTCCAGCTGGGTTGTTAGAAGTTGTAAAGTGCTGGTATTGGAATGTCACTGTGAATGAGGAGATTTGATCGTTAGCGCCAAAGTCCAAAGCCACAGGTGATAGATCAACAGGGAATGCGTTGATAATGTTATAGGATTTCAATGCATTACCATTTCGATCCAACTGGAATACTTGCGCGTCGCGCTGGTATTCTGAAGGCTGAAGTCTACCAAACTTACTTGCATAGTCCTCCATTCCTCCCATCCACTGTTCCATAGCTGTACGAATTGACATTTCAGCGTCGTTCAATACAGTAATGGTCCAAGGTGCATATACGCGATCGCCAACGAATTTTACTTCGCGACCACGATATTGAACGATAGCGGGATTAACTGTTTGACCAGGTAACTCAGCAACAGAGACCAAGAATGGGGCTCTTGCTACCGCTAAGGCTTGACCTGTAACATATGTCGGGAAGGACAATTGTACAGCGAACTGGTTAGGGCGAGCACCACCGTTAGTTAGTGCGGATTTAAAACGTTCTACGTTAAATGTTGTCATTTGTTCTCTCCTTTATTAAGCGCCGACTTCTTCGAAAGAAATTCCGGAGCGAGTTGCAATAAAGTTGAGCTGTATGAAGTTAATCGCACGAGCTGGCTTGATAAAGATATCTGCAACAAAGTTGTTGGTATCGATAACTTGAGCTGTGTTATTAGACTCATCGCAAACTACTTTAAAGTCTGTAATACCACGGCGACCTTGAACGTCACGCAAGAACGGCTCAACAAGGTTTCTAAACTGGGCTCTTGTGAACGGGTCGTTGAACTCGAACAATTGGAACTTAGCAGCTGTAGCGATTGCTTTCTCAAGCACAATAAACAATCTACGAACGTTGATACGATCGAAGGCTGAAGGCTTGGCCAACAATGTCTTGTCACCGAATAGAACAGTACCGTTACCAGGGAATGTTACAACGGGGTTAATACCCTTCTTGTACAATGTATCACGATCTGCTTTGCTTGGTGAGTAAGCAAGTTTAACAACGTTCTTAACTTGACCGCGGTTGAAACCAGCAGGTGAGAACCATGGGTCAGCAACAAAGTCTGTACGAACTGCAAGACCGGCTGTATCGCCATTCAATGGGATCCAACGATACACATCGTTATAACGGTCATATTGGTATTTCCATCCAGAATCCAACACTGCATATGAGCTAGATGTCAAAGATTCGCGGAATGCTACAACAGCAGTTGCTTCAGAACCAGAGTTATTAACAACGTTTGCCAAAGTTGGAGAAGCAAAAACGATAACGTCTTTTCTTACTTCGGCAATACTAGAGATAGCATAGTTAACAACTGTAGCAGATGCGGCACCCAATGGGAGCAGCGAAATGTCATACTGTTCATCGTTAGCAAATAAGGACAAAGCACTTGTAATGTTGCCATCAGTAGGAGCATCAGCAGAAACACCACCTGATAAAGATATTGTAACGTTAGATGTCAGATTGGCAAACAAAGATGCATTAGCTGCATTGCCCCAGGCTGTACCTGATGCGGCAACGTTGGCGGTATGATCCATCCAGTAAATGTACGCTGATTGAGTATTTACCACATCCTTGTAATATGCAGATGTACCATCGGCTCTCTTACCATCAGAGGCTTTAGAGGCGAAAGCAAATTTCTCTACCACTGTACCTGCAGTACCAGTAAACAAACCGTCTTCATCGATAACAGCAATGTGAAGTTCATCGTGTGAACCACCCAAGTTGCTAACATATGCAGACGTGCCAGGAGCAGCATCAAAGTTAGATGAATAAGTCCATGTAGAAAAGACATTACCGTCAGCTATTGACACTTTTAATGAGTTACCCAATGCACCTGGGTACTTAGCAGCCCACTCACCCACGGTACCTTCACCGGCGGAATAAGATGCATCGTAGTGGTCTTCGTTTCTAATAATAACTGCAGTAGCTGCAGCGTTTGATTTTGCGTTCCTTGCAGTAGCTTGATTTACAACGCGGATTACTTGTAGGTTATTACCGTAAGACAAGAAATTGGCTGCTGTAAAGAAAGATTGGAATGTATCGCTGTTAGGCTTACCAAATCTAGTTACAAGAGCGTTTTCCGAATCTACCGTGGTAACAACACCAACAGGACCCCATGCAAATGCGCCAGCAAAGCCGCCGGCTGTAGTAGCAACGGCAGGAACGACCGATGTAAGGTCCTGCTCCGTTACCAGAACGCCTGGTGATAGCTGAAATGCCATATTTTTTTCTCCTTATAATGTTATTCTGTCATAACAAATTTTATACCAGTATATTTATAAATACTGAACTTTGACTATTACCAGCTACGTTCTTTAATAAAATCCGAATAATCTTTTTGATATTTGTCACTTAACCAAATATCTCCATCTACTACCTCAACATCTGGTTCCATTGACTGTCCGTTGTCAATAAAACCAAATGGGGTTAGTTCGTCTTCAATGTTCTTCATCTGCGAACTATAGAGCGCTTGTCTATTATTTGCATTCATTAGATCCTTAAACATTGGGTCATTAGTAGCCCATGCAAAAAGAACTAATGTCATAGTCAAATCATCATTGTAGCCTTCATCAGCTTGAAACACGCCATTGTGTTCAATAAATGTTGAAAATTCTGATATAATGTCTCTATCAAAAACCAGTAGTTTATTTTCTTCTACCAAAGATTTTAAAGTTGCACATCCTATGCGCTTAACTTGTTTTGTGGTTCTTACACCTAGAATAGAACTTCTTCCAG